GTGTGAATAAAGGCTTGATAATCTGTTGGTAGGTAGTTGTTCATTTATCCGCGTCCTCGCATTGTTTTATCTTCTTTTAGCCAGACCATACGATCAATGTCGCCACGGTTGAGGCCAATATCTTTCAGTTGCTTGTCACTGAGCTTGTTAAGCGTCTTAATGGCATTACGGTGTTCCCGCCAAGTAGCCAAGTAGTTCATGTACCGCCAAAACCAAGTCATCGGTTATCTCCACTACCCTTTAGTGTACCACGATCCTTGCGGCTGTTTAACTTCTCTGTGTTCAAATCAATAAGCTCTTGCAGAGTGTAACCGTAGATGTTGCCCAGTGCCACAGTATAGAACAGAACGTCCCCCAACTCCTTGGCAATCTCTTCGTTGTTAAACTTGGAAGCATCCCTGATTAGCTTCTTGACCTTCTCTGCTACCTCCCCTGCCTCACCGACCAGACCTAAGGTGTTTTCTACGAGACGGTCTTTACCTTTAGTTAGTATCATACCCTCTACCCACTCATTGTAGGCATCCAATGAGTCAAAGTACTTCATGTCTTCTATGTCTTCCGCTGTTATCATCATACAGTCCTTCCATAAAACTCTGTTGGTGTGTCGTCTAAAGCATCAAACAGATACCAGCAACAATTATCTTTACCCACGCTCTTACTGCCCTCTATCCACTTAACCCTTCCCACAGATACCACCTTACTGCAATACGTCATGAACATAGCCGACTGTTTAGTGTGCATCCAATCTGCATCAAACAACAACCAAGTCGGGCAGATACGCAACCAGTGATCTATAAACTCGTGCAGGAACTTACGTTCCCACGGAGGGTTCGTGATACAGTAGTCAATAACACCATAACCACCGAAAGACAAGGAGAGAGCATCATTTTGTCTCACCTTGTCAGACTGTGGCTCAATGTCACAGGCAAACAAACACTCGCCATGCCCCTCAGTCAAGTCGCTTATGTGTTGTACTAACCTACCGTCTCCCGCACAAGGCTCTACATAATCAAACGTGTAAGGCAAGTGGGGGATCAGGGGTTCTACAGCAGCCATAGGTGTTGGGTAGTAGTCACGAGGAAGTCTCTCGAAGTCACTACGTTTACCCATAGATGCTTTCCAGTCGGTTCATAGAGACAAACTCAGGCTCATACACCCCGTTGTCAATCTCTCGTTTAATAACTACGCCTTTCCACCATTCGCTGTTTGCTTGCCCCGCCCACGATTCCTCACGTCCTTTGTAGCATCCCGCCACGAGGCCAAGGATCGGGTTAGGGTGAGCAGAGTCCTTAAAGTATAGACTACGCTTATGGCTGTGACCACAAGTAGAACTATAGTTCCTGTTTTGGAGTAAGGTGTAAGCATGGTGAGTACCAGAAGTAGCTGTACCAAAGTTACCAGAACTAAAGTAATGAGCATACGAGACACCATCGTAATCAGCGATAGAGGGGGCGCTATTTTCATACTCGTGGTATTCGTCAAACCAGTATTTTGTTTGAAGATGCCCAAAGGATACCCCGTACTTGTCTCCCTCCAGTCTTGGGTCGACTGCAATGGCCTTTTTGATCCTGTTTTCATGGTTTCCCTCAAATCCGAAGTATGCTGGTCGCTTCCTCTTGTGGTGCTTAAACTTCCTACGCATACGGTCCATAGCTTCGTTATAATGCTCAATGTCTCTCTCATACGATTGGCTAACTATAGCTTGAGGGTATCGGGTGTCGTAACTGTTAAGGGACTTCATATCTGCCCCATCACCTAAGTCAACGACATAATCAGGCTTGAGGTCGTACAAGAACTCTCCTAGCCAGTCAAACCTTTCGTTGCTTACGTCTGGGTCTGTATGACCACATGAAAAAACCACTGCTGTCTTTGTCATTCTTCTAACCACTCCTTCGGGATGAGTTTGTCTGCGTATAGGAACCCGTTCTTCTCACACCACATGGCATAAGTTGTCTTGGAACCTTTAGATATCTTGCCACGACTGTTGCTGAATACGAACCTAATGTCAAGCGAGGGGTGCTGCTTTTGTACCAGAAGATGCTTCTTCCTGTCTGCCGCAACGAACCTCCCCTTGCTTTCAATTATGATGCCGTTAGGTAACTCAAAATCAGGAGTGTAACTTCTTACCTCGTTTACTTCATACCTGATCTTAAACTCTTCGTACTTAAACGGAACAGACAGTCCCGTGAGTTGCTCAGAGATACGGTCCTCTAGTCCTGACCTGTAACCGTACTTCCTGCCTCTTTCGGAGGCTCCCACAGTTCTCCCTCGTACCGCCTTAACCATAACAACCTCGCGTTCTCTATTACCCTGTCTACATCACCGTCGTATGCCTTCACACACGCTTCCCACAGGTCTTCCTCAGTATTGCAGTCTGCTAGTAGCTTACCAGCCTTAACTGGACCTACCCTGTGAAGACCTATGATGTTGTCTGCACGATCTCCCGTAAGAATTTGTGTGTAGAAGAAGAGGTTGCCAGACCACTCATCCACTGTCGTCCACTCATTCCTGCCGAAGTTAAAATGTACACACGGTATTTGCAACATGTCCTTATCAATAGATGCGACGATAGTGTCAGGACCACACCTTGTTGCTTCGATAGCAATTAAATCATCTGCTTCTTCTCCTTGGCTTACGATGGCATCAAACTTCTTCACCATGTAATCTCGAACATGACTTAAGTGAAGTGGTTTCTCCACAGCTTTTCTATTTCCCTTGTAAGGGTAGGACTTTGCTATCTCGTGACGGAAGTTATCTGACCCTGTTAAGTAAACCTCAAATTGCTCTGGGGTAGGGAAATCTAAAGTCTCCTCAAGGATGTAGTCAAGAAGTATCTCTGCCTTCTCTTCTGCATCCTTGGGGAACTTGTCTTGAGTAGCAAAGGCTGCACGATAGGCAACAATGTCACCATCGATTAAGACTTTGCGATTACCCATTAGAAGCGACCAAAGACCATAGAGCCATCGTCCTTTTCAATACCGACGTTTTCTACATAACTAAAACCAGCGCCTCGTAGAGCGTCAGTGATAAACTGACAAAACTCTTCTAGGTTCTCTACCTCATCACGACGATAAGATAGGTGTCCGTCGAACCCGTCTGTATCCTTGCGGAAAGTAAAGCCAATATCAATGTCCATTAGAACCCTTCCTGTTCTGGCGCTTCTGCCAACTCTGTCACTAGAACCTTCTCTAGCGTTGTGATCTTACCGTCCCATACATCAAACTTAAGAGTAGCCTTAGAGCCATTCCAGATGAGGCCATCTTCACCCCAATCCCAAGGCACGTAGTTCTCACCGTCCATCTTTAGGACTTCTGGTGGACCTACCTCTACACCCTGCTCCCCAGTCTCTTGGTTCTTGAACTTAGGGTTAAAGTGTGGTCGGGTTGCCTTGTAGAACTGTCGTCCCTCTTTGTTGACCTTAAACAACTGAGCCTGTAGACCTTTGTTTGGAATGCCATCAGAAACCATCTTAGACTTGGCTTCATCATCAACCAGACAGTTGACTACGTATACGCCCTTCTTGTCGTCAATGGTCTTTGCCATGTCTGAACCATCCTGTGGTCCCATGTCACGATCTTCTGGTCGTAGTTTAGCCCACTCAAGTTCGCAGTTTACATAAACTTTCTTGCCCATCGTTTATCCTTTCGTCGGGGTAACATTATAGTATATAGACCTTTTTGCCGATTCTACAAGTAAAAAGTTAAATTAATGTATATCGGCGTAGGTATTTCCAAATTGTACGTCAGTTCCAAGGGGTACATTCAGGTTTACCTCATGGTTCACGTTGTTGATGCTCATCTGCATTATGTTCTCAGCTTTGTCTTCGTCGCCCTCCTTAGTTAGAACAATGATCTCATCGTGAAACTGACCTATGGTTTCTAAGCCCATGCCGCGACACTCCTTAACCCACTTGTCAAAGCAGTAGACGCCTGTACTCTGGTTGAGAGTGCTGAAGCGGTCTTTCTCACTGCGTAGGCTATGCCAGAAGCCAGACACAGGGTTCTTTAGCCACATGCCACCAAATAGCTCCCTTGTCTGTAGTCTAGACGCAACCTTCTCAATAGCCCAGTTACGTGACCAGAAGGCGTTTAGTAGGGCCTTAGCCTCACCTTGGCTCATGCCTGTCTCACGGGCCAGTTTAGCGGCTCCTACACCATACGTCGCACTGTAGTTCACCACCTTGTAAGATTTTCTTAGTTTTTTTAAGTCAAGTTCTCCGCTGCTGTAAGCCTTTAAGGAAGACTTTAAAAGTTCTAAGTCTTTAACCCTAGAAGGTGATTTTTTGCCAGACTCCAAAACACCCTTTAGAATTTTCTCCTGCTTTTCAATTGTGTTGACTAAAACAACTTCGTAATAGTATCTAGCCAAGTCCAAGTGCGGGTCAAACCCCTCTCTACTCATCTCCTCTACGTACTCAGGGTCCAGTGGCTTCATGTAGTGCCGCTTGGTAGTATCCTCTAGCGAGGTCATGTCAGCACCAGCTAGAGTGTAGCCATCAGGACACGTTAGGCACCCACGGATAACGTCACCATACGGCTTGTCTACGCTTGGTAGGTTCACCAGTGGTTTGAAGTGCTTGAAGCGGAAGGTATTCGTCAGACCTGCTACTCCAGCCTGTAGCCACCCATCCTTATGGCACTCTAGAAAACTCCTGAGAATACCAGCACGATGAGTGAGGACGGTAAGGCCATCAAGAAGATCAACAGCAGGGTCATTAGAAGAAAGCTCCCTAACGCTTTGGCAAAGTTCACCATTCTTTCGTACTTGTTCAAGTTGTCTTTCCTCTCCAGTTTTCTTGTCCCGAAGGAACTTAAATGTACGTGGCTTCCACCCCAGCGAGTACAGCCAGTCTTTTACTTGGTCGTTGCTGTTAGGGTTGCCACGTTCTTCTCCTGCCTTAACGACAAAAGACTTTGCAGAAGTTGGCATCTTATTCTCCAAGCAGAGTGTTACCCACTTCTCACCGTTAGCTGACAAGTCTCCATCCTTCTTGTGCATAACCTTTGGTTGGTTAGCCACACGAGTAAGGATTTTACGTGGCATAGCTTCTGCTAGTTGCTCTACCTTTTCTGCCTTGAGCGATAAAATTTCGTCGTAGGCAGCTTGAGCTTTGTCTACGTCTAATTTCCACTGTAGCCCCTCTTGCTCCCGTGCGCAGTCTAGCTTGAAGGACAGGTAGTCGATCAGCTTGAGCTTGTCCGTAGGGTCTTGGTACAACTTGTTCAGCTTTAGGTCTAAGTCACGCCATAGACGGTTGTTGATCTTAACGTCTTCATCGCACCTGTGAGCGTACTCTTCTGGTGTCAGGGTGTTCCAGTCCTTAATGACAGGCTTGGGTACTCCATAGTCCTCTCCGTAGCCCTCAAGCCCATGCTTCATACGATCATGGTGTAGATACCAAGATAGAGCCAAGGTGTCGATCAGACGT